GACGGATCTCCTGGTAAAGGGGACCTTCCTAAATAGTGCATATTTACTATCCATTATACAAGCCAGGTGCTAGTGGAGCAATTGTGCAGCGCATAACTCGACAGTCAGACGGATTAAAACAGGCCTTTCAGTTAGTAAAAGGTAAGAAGATGGCAGAGAATTGGATTTTTTCTTATACAAATCCCAATTGCACTCATTGTGACTCTTGTGGTTGTCAACTTAAGATTGTCGGAAAAGGTAAAGATACAAGCGGTCTTTCGTGGGAAGGTCCCAATTTACCGGTAAAAGAGCAACTTTTCGAAGCAGCAATCTGGATGGAGGCATGGGCCAGGACTCAAAATGGCGTTGAGATAAACGTAACAGAACAGTACATACGAGCAAAAATTACAAAAGATTCAAGTATGAGAGTCATTGATGCGCCTATGAAAACAGTTCCATCATGGCCAGTTGACGTCATCCTTCCTACTCCTACTAATGAGGTCCAGGAGGCACTTAAGCGTTCAGATTTTATTGATTATGAAGAGCTTGGACTTGGTTATTCATATTCTGAAATGGAGGACTTTGTTTGGGGAGATACAACGCCCGAAGATGAGAACGGTATTCCTATCATTCGCCCGCTTTGGGCTATGGCTATGAGGGCCAACTCAAAGTGGTTCTGGGCGTGTGGAAAGACGAATGGTCGTCCGCATGCCGTTTCAGGTATGAATGGTATGTATCCAAGGAAACTTCCTGATGCTATTTTACAGTTTGACAGAACTCAGGACCCTGAGAAAATGAAAGAAGTCCTTAAGTTACTGGATCCTATACTTAGTAATATGTATCGTATGATGGGTCTTGATCTTACGCGAAAGAAGGAATGGAAATGTTCTCTTAACTCTGTTCGAGATATGTACCTAGGCGCCGCTAGTGGTTTGATGCCTACTGTCTCTGAGATTATTAAGATTGCTAATGACGAATACATTAAAGTCTCTAATCGTGGAAAAAAAATTGAATTTCATGAGCAGGTTTTGCTCCAGATTTATGAGTTCATCATATTTGGAAAAGAGCCTAATGTACTGTGGGTACTTCCTCCTAAAAATGAAGTTTTTTTTGATTTTTCAAAGCAATGGGATGATGCACAGTGGGCTGCGTTTTTAGGAAAAGTTCGTTTGTTTAATATCCCTTCCTCTGTGCTTATTTATCTTCAGAGAATAGCTGGACTTGAACGTCATTTGTTGGAACGTGGTAAGCAAATCCGTATTGGTCAAAAATGGGGACATGGAGGATCTGATAATTTAGCAGAGTGTTTAGGAGTTACCCCCGAAAATTGCTGGAAGAAAACTATAGTTGAGGGAGACTTTAAGAAGTTCGATCAATCTGTTCGTATGGCGTTGCTTAAGATTTATCGCAGTCAAACTACCATTCATTATGATGAAACATCTCCAGATTTCCCTATATTGGAGCGTATTGTCAATTTTATTCTTGAAGTCACAACCTATCGAATTACATTTATTTTAGCGCAACTATGGGTTGTCTTGGAAGGCTCTGTTGCATCTGGTGAATTCGATACATCTCACATGGATTCCTGGATTGCTTCGTTTGTCTTTTCTGGTTGGATGATGTCCACTATGTATAACACACCACCTGAGCATCAAGAGGAACTAGAGCTTTACATGATTGCTATAATTAAGCTCGTGGTCTATGGGGATGATCATTTGTACCAAATAGGAGAGAGTAAATGGTCCGCTTTGTTTGGCGGTGAGCAGTGGTCCACCTATTGTAAGACTATTTGGAATATGGACGTTAGAGATCTTAAACTCGTTTCTTATTGCACGGAACATAAGTATGGGTGGATTACAAAGATGGGGGCGACTTTCCTAAAATATCAGCAAGTTCTCAATGAGGATAAGTCAGAAGGCCAGCCTCACTTTTTGCCCTATCGCGAAACTCGCGACTTTGTGGTAAGAGCAGTCTACTCTCGAGAACCTAAAGTGAGAGATGCAGTTGATGTCATGTTGTCAGTTATAGGTCAGGCATATTCGACCTATGCCTCTAATATCAATGCATACTCACGTTTGCGTAATCTTTATCAGCAATTATACGAATGTGTAACAGATAAATCGTCTTTGAAGGAGGTTATG